ACTTTAAGAACATTGTTTTACGATTTAAAAAGAAAAGGTAAAAACATTACAATGGTTTCTATGGATGACATACACTTAACCACATCAGATGTAAACTATCAAGAACCATACGATAAAATACAAGAAGAACTATCAAGAATGTTCTGGTATGATAGAAAAGTATTTGAGATAATAAATGAGGGTGAAAGCATTGCAGAATTTTCACGCAAAAGCCTTATACATTACTACTCACTTTACAACACATATAACAAAGTAAAAAGCAAACTAAAGAAACTATTATGAAAATAGGAAACATTATTTATTACATAACTAAATATACTGGTATTAAATACCTGGTAGATAAATACCATAAGTTAAGAGGTACTAAATGTGATTGCAACAACAGAAGAAAAAAGTTAAATGAAATAAAAATAGATAGATGGTAAAATTTACTAAAGAAGATTTTCAAAGCTGGAGTGACTTTAGGTCAGAACCAAAGAATACTTTACAACCAAATGAGTTTGAACTAATATGTGAGTTACACGCAAAGTACTACAATCATAAATACCATAAACCTTGCACTTGCAATCCAAAAAAAATAAAGTTATGGATAAAACAACTAAACGTAATTTGGAATAATGGGAATTAAAACAATAAATGAGTGGGAAAAGGCAGTTGTATTTCTTCTTAATCTTGATGGTTGGAATTTAGAATGGTGTGCTGGTGGAAACAAAATATATGATGCTTTTGGAAAAACACCAAAGGGTAAAGATTGTGTTATTGAAATGAAATTTAGAAAAACACATTACGATGAAAAAATGCTTGAAAAAGAAAAGTATGATAATTTAATGGCTATTGATGATGTTGTAAAATTGTTCTTTGTTAATGACCCTAAAGGAAACTTTATGTATTACCTCAACACTTTAGAAATGCCAAAGCCAGTAAAAAAGTACTGCCCAGATACAACAGTTTACACAAAGAAAAGACTTTTAAAAGATGTGTACTTGCTTAAAGAAAATCAAGCGGTTAGAATAAATATAAATATAGAACCAAATTAGTTGTTAAATGTTTTGTTTATAAAGTAAATAGTTTTATATTGCGGTATGGAAGTAAACAAAGCAGCTTGGGAAAAGTTAAGAAAGCAAATAGAATATCATACTGAACAAGATAGTGATATAACTGATGTACATATTAACTACCAAGTAAAACCAGGTAAAAAGAATTATTTAAAACTTAACATAACAATAGACAAATGGGACAAGATAACAGAGTAGACAGATTACAAGCAAGAGTAGAAGAACAACAAGAACTAATTGCAGTACTTTACAAGCAGTTAGATGAAAAAGACAATCATACATACATAGGTGAAACAGATACATTGCATTGTTTAGATGGTGAGTTGTATATTGGGTACGATGATAACAAAACACTTGTAATGGAAGTAGACCAGCTTTTTAGAGATTTACCAAGTATAATTAGTATGGTAACTAAAGAGCAAAAGAAGATGCAAGAAATGCACCTTAAAATGATTAAACAAGCATTATGATTTTATTAGTAGATGCAGATAGTTTAATTTTTGCAAGTTGCTATCGTAAAAGAGAAACACCAGATGATGAAAAGTACTACACAGATATAGCTGATGCAAGAAATAAGTTTGACCAGCAGTATATGAAGATTGTAAATGACTTGGAAGATAAATACACCATAGACAAAGTATTATGCTTTAGTGGCTCAAAGGGTAACTTTAGAAAGCTAATCACACCAAAGTACAAAGCAAACAGAAAGAAACAAGAACTGCCACCATTATTAAATGAGATGCACCAATTTGTAAAAGACCATTACGATAGTATATGGGGTTACGGTGTAGAAACAGATGATATGGTTGCAAGGTATTGGAAAAAAATATCTGATGATATTGGTAGAGATGAAGTAATGATAGTGTCAATCGATAAAGACTACAAACAATTCCCTTGCTTAATGTACAACTATCACTACAAGCACCAGGTGATATTAGACATAACAGAAGAAGAAGCTATGTACAATTTTTATGAGCAAATGATTGTAGGTGATACTGCTGACAATGTAAACTACTTTAAAGGTAAGGGTAAGAAGTATGCAGAAAAGCATTTTAAAGATTGCACAACTAAATACCAATACACAAGAAAGTTATATGAATTATTTAAACAAGAATACAAAGGTAAAGCAAGACAAAAATATGTTGAGTGCTATCACCTTTTAAAATTAAGGACACAATGAAAGATAAAATAGTTGAAGATTTAAAAAGAGAATTTGACATAAGAAGTTGTGTAGGTATAGACAAATACAAAACAACACTACAAGACAATAACAAAGATGATTTCTTGCAGCACCTAAAAGAAGAACTAATGGATGCAGCTTTATACATACAAAAACTACAAAGCAATGACAGCAAAAGATAAAGCAAAAGAATTAGTAGATAGGTTTTGTAAGCACCAAAGCGATGACTATCCAAATAGTGATGAAGATTATCACTCTAAAAAATGTGCATTAATTTGTGTAGATGAGATAGTGAAAGTTTTATGGCATAATCACGAAAAGAATAGTGAAAAAATGTATAGATATTACATTGAAGTTAAAAAAGAAATAGAAAAATTATAATATGAATTACAACACAGTAACAACAATATTAGAAACACCAGAACAAGTAAGTGAATTACTTATTACTTTAACTGGCATAGATATATACAAACAAACAAGAAAAACTGAATACGTTGAGCATAGGGCTTTGCTTTGTCATATATTAAGAAACAAACTTGATATGAGGTGGGTAAGTATATCAGACTTTATAAAATCAAAAGGTAAATCATTTGACCACGCAACGGCAATACACGCAAACAAAATGTACCCATTGTACAAAAAAGATAGATTTGATTACTACGATAAACTTGAAAGTAACTTTATAGTTAAATCACAAATAGAGTATAGCCAGATTTCAAAGTTAGAAGTAATACAAAAAAAGTATGCAACATTAGAAAAAGATTATTTCAAAGCAATAGAAAAGTTAAGCAACTACGATAAACAATATTCAAATGGTTACACACCAAATGAAAAACAATACAGAAGTTTAAAAGAAGAACAAAAAACTATGTATGATGAAAGAGCAGCTTTAGTATTAAAGTCTTTTGAATGGAAGCAAAACAATAGTGAGTATGAAATAATAAACTGTGCAACGTGATAAAAAAAGAATGGCTATTTATGCAAACACCAAAAGAGAAAGCATACCAATTAGCAAAAGCATTTTATGTAGAAACAACAACAAGCACAGAAGCAAAACAATGTGCTAAAGTACATATAAGACTTATACTTGAAAACGAGATAATAAAACCATCTAATAACAAAACAATAGAATACTATCAAGAAGTACTAAACGAAATAGAAAAGCTATGACACCAAAAGAAATTTTAAATAAGTACAAGGCATTACATATAGGTGGTGTTAGCGTTTCGTTACCATCAGTTGATGATGCTGGAATTATAGCAGTATCAATATCGGAAATAAACAATGAAATGACAGCACAAGAACAATCTTATTTTATAGCTGGATTTTCTGAATGTATAAAGTATTTAGAAATGCAAAGTAATGAACGCTAACGTTTAGTATATAAGCCGTTTTTTCTATGGCTTATATACATTGTTAGCATTAGTACGGAATATTAATAAATAAATTATATAAAAATGAAAGAAGTAATTAAGAAACTAAACGAAGGATTAAAAGACCCATCTTACAGAATAGGGTGGAAAGCAAACATAGCAATGGCACAAATAGACTGTGAGCGTTGGTATAGAGAGGAAAACAATAAGGTAGGTAAGTACCTTAATCGCCAAGATAGATTAGCCATTGCGAACAAAGGTGCTGAGTACTTTCTTGAATTGTTAGCGAAGTAGTATTAATGCTAACGTTACAGTATATGGAAAGTAAGGGATTAAAAGAAAACAAGCTTAGTGAGTGTGGTGGCACTTCTTTAATAAAATACACGTTTGTTAAGCACACAGACCCCTTATTTTTTATATACATTGTTATTGTTAGTGTGGTGCGATTGAAAAGGATAATGTTTCAGCAATTACCTTAGTAAATTATAGATGGTCGCTGAACGTAATGGATAGGCATCTAGCACCATATTAACTCTAACACCGTATAACATCAACTAATAAATAAACTATGAGCAAGAAACTAATACAAAAGCTACAACAACTATTTGACAAATTACCAAAGGGTAAAGAAAGAAAAGCAATAAGAGAAAGACTGTTAAAATTAAAGCTGAAAAGATGACACTTAAAAACAAAATAGAATTATTTATAAAAAAATATGATGATAAATTACATATAAAAAAAATTGATGCTTTTGAGGGTTCAAACCACGATACTGTATATGTTGAATTTAAAAAACAAAATATTCAAAATCTTGTTAGTAGACTTGAAGATTACAATAGTGATAGCGAATTTTTAAAAAGTGATAACAGTTTTTCAGCAGCCTCTGGGGTTGGTTTTGATATTGAACTTGATACAAATGTAATAAGCACAGAAGAAGCATATTGTGTATATAGATTTACTATACCATTTGCTTACAGACTTAATCCAGAAGTAGAAGATGAAAAACAAATTGGGTTTTTTGAAACAATAGTTTATTTAATATCAAGAAACCATAAAAATATATATCATAACTATCTAAACACAAAAGAATGGTTTGATAAAAGAAATTTAGCTTTAGAATATGCAGATTATAAGTGTTGTAGGTGTAGTAAAAAAGAAAACCTACAAATACATCATTTAAATTATAATAATATTGGTAATGAATATGTTGGTGATTTAGAAGTTGTATGTTCTTCTTGTCATAAAAAAATACATAAAATAAATAAGCAAAGTAATTACGTTATATAATTAGTTAACTAATAAAATACTAAATGGACGGAAGAAAAAATAATAGTGGTACTATTGGCAACAAAGGTGGTAGACCAAAGAAAGCAGACGAACTAAAACTAATTGAAAAGTTAGATAACCTTATTGATAATGATGAGGTAATTAAAACACTTGGTAAACAAATACTAAAAGGTGATAGTCGTGCTATGTCGTTGTACTTTGGTTACAGATATGGTAAGCCTAAAGAAAGTGTAGATATAACATCTTCTGATGGGTTTAATATTAACTTTAATGATATTATCAAGTTTAAGTGATAGAAGTTGACCCAAAGTATAAACCTATCCAAACATCAGATGCAAGGTATTATATTGTAACTGGTGGACGTGGTTCTGGTAAATCGTATTCTATAAACTTACTATTGTTGTTGCTCACTTTTGAAGCTGGGCATACAATCTTATTTACAAGGTTTACATTATCATCTGCATACATTTCTATTATACCAGAATTTATAGACAAGATAGAAACACTTAAACTACAAGATGCTTTCTATATAACAAAAGATGAAATACGAAATAAGCTATCTGGAAGCAAGATAATCTTTAAAGGTATCAAGACATCAAGTGGTGACCAAACTGCCAACCTAAAGTCTTTAACTAATGTTTCTACGTGGGTAATGGATGAAGCAGAAGAACTACAAGATGAAAACATATTTGACAAGATAGATTTAAGTGTAAGAAACCTCAACCAAAAGAATAGGGTTATCTTAATTTTAAACCCAGTTACAAAAGAGCATTGGATATACAATAGGTTCTTTGAAGATAAAGGTGTACAAGCTGGTACAAACTCAACCAAAGGCAATACATCATATATACACACTACATATTTAGATAACATAGAAAACCTATCTAAAAGCTATTTAGAGCAAATAGAAAACATCAAGAAACGTAGACCAGAGAAATACAAACACCAAATGCTTGGTGGATGGTTGGCAAAAGCAGAGGGTGTAATATTTAATAACTGGAAAATAGGACAATTTAAAAAAGTAGGTGTAAGTGTGTTTGGTCAAGATTATGGTTTTGCATCAGATGAAAATACATTAGTAGAAACTAACATAGATACAAACAATAAGATAATCTATTTAAAGGAGTGCTTTTACTTAAAAGGTCTTACCACATCACAGATAGCTGAACTAAACCTTAAACACGCTAAAAACCATCTTATAGTAGGTGATAGTGCTGAACCAAGATTACTACACGAACTGAAAGCAAAAGGTTGTAATGTAGTCAAAGCAATAAAAGGTCAAGGTTCTATAACATACGGCATAGCATTACTACAAGACTATGATTTGATTGTAGAAGAAAACAGTATCAACTTAATCAAAGAACTAAACAACTACTCCTGGTTAGAAAAAAAGTCTAAAACACCACAAGACAAATTCAACCATATCATTGATGCAATCAGATATGCAATCTCATATCAACTACAAAACCCAAACAGAGGTAATTACTTTATTTCATAAAAGTTATTAAATTATTTGTTGGTATGTTATTTATTTGTATATTGCGGTATATTAATTTAACAAAACAGATATGAAAGACACAGTTTATTTACCAGTAGAAGAATTTCAAAAGCTATATAGTATTAAGATAAGGTTAGAAACCTACTTTAGTTATATGGAAGATAACAGAGGTGCTTTAAAAAATATTGCACCAACTTTTTTAGAAGATGCCAAAGAATACATCAAAGAATACAACGAACTAACAAATGGTAGATAATATGTATAGTAATTGTTGCGGTGCAGAAGCATCTTATTTAAGTGATGAATTATGTGGTGATTGTTTAGAACACGCAGTATTTAACGAAATAGAAGAATAGATATGAAAAA